CCAATTCTTGAATAGAAAGATTAGGATCAGGTGTAATTACAGAACGCGCACTGAAATCAACACGTTTACCCATTAAGTTTCCTCTTACACGACCAATCTTACCATTTAATCTCTCTTTAATAGATTTTAATGGACGTCCCGACCGTTGGGCAATAGACGCAACCCCACTAATATTATTATCAACCATTGTAGCAATATAATATTGTAAAATCATAGCCCAATCATCAATAATATTACCTACCGCCTGGCTGTTTATTTTGTCTAATAAAGTTTGATTGGTCTTTATTATATTAATTAAAATATGAGTCAAGTCATCTTCACTTCGCTGTTCTACGTTATGTTTTACGGAAGGTCTAACAGAAGGAGGAGGTACAGCTAAGACTTCGCAAATCATCCACTCGGGTCTAGAAAATAAGCTACTAAATCCCATGAAATTTATATCATCATTACTAATACGCCTAAATATTTTTAAGACTAATTCAGGAATTAATTTAATTGTTAGTTTATCACTATTTTCTATGTCTAGTCCTTCAATCTCATCCCATTCTGCAATAATAGTCGCAAGTCCTTCTTTTTTTATTCTACATGGTTGTAAACACCCACACCCATTATCAGTAGCATCACCACAGCGTTTAACTTTACTAGCTAGTTGATAAATTTTATTCCAGCGTTTTTCATTATTATGTTCTTTTAGAACTTCTTCATACATGTCTTTTGAGATTAATAATTGACTACATTTATAGCATACGACTTTAAGAATTTTTAAAATGGTACTAAGATATTGAATATAAAATACTGGTTTAGCTAATTCAATATGACCAAAATAACCTGGACATGAAATATTGTCTAATCCATCCGTAGGACAAATTAAGCCAGGGTCTAAAACGCCTAATCTAGGGTCAAATACTCCTCCAATTACAGGCTTGTTATTTATATATGTTTCTTTACTAGTAATTTCTGCTACGGACATGGTCCGAATTTGGTCAGCAGATAATAAACTAAATTGAATACCTATAATTTTAGATTTATGGGTATGAGTGTTTGTCATCTCCTTATATTAAATAGATAATATTTAGATTGTTTATGAATCAATTTTATCATTTTATTATTTTATAATTTTATAATATAATAAAATTGAATCGGCTTAAAATAAAATAAATATAATATATCATGGATGATAAACAGAAACAAAATTTAAAATATAAAGAAGATAAAGATTATCAGCGTATATTAAAAGAAATCTTTGATAAAAAATATAATAGTGACGATGATGAAGATTATGTCCCAGAAGAGTCCGTATCAGATGAAGATAAAAGTGAAGTAGATGACAGTGAAGAGGATAATAACACTAGCGATAATGACAGTGATGCTGAAAGTGACAAAGATAGTGATGATGAAAGTGATGCAGAACCAGAAAAAACTAAATTTAATATTGTATTGAATATTAATGGTGAAGATTTACTAGAACAAGAAAGAGAAGATAGTCAATGTTACTGTAATAAAGCACTAACAAAATTTACAGTTAAAGATGATGGTTGGTGGTGTAATAAATGTGAAGAGGAGACTACAAGACCAGAAGTAAAATATATGCCTAAAGGTAGTATTATGTGGGGGTGTAAAGCATGTGATTTTGATATATGTCAGAAATGTTATGACGATGAGAATGTTCAAGCTGTTAATATAGATGACGAGAAGATGGTCAATTCCATATTAGAGTTAACTAAACAAATGAAAACACAAACCCCAATGATTCAAGAGATAACTAAAGTTGCAAAGGCTAAACAAGATATACTTATTAAACAAAAAGAAAAGTTAGAGAAAAAGCAACTGCAATCAAATATTAAAGAATATAGAAAATTAATCGCACATCCTAGTCATGATAATGATGTTGAATATTTTAAGAAATTAGAACAGCCTAGGCAAAAAGAGATTCTAGCTCAACTAGAAGAACTAAAAACATATTTAAATCAAGAAAAACCATATCGTTTACAAATATTAGACTCTACAATTCCGGCTCAATATAAAGCATGTGCTATTAAAAAATTAACAGCACTTAAATCAATGGAAGTTGGTAGTGGAGAGTATCATAAATTACAGACATGGGTAGATACATTTATGCAAATACCATTTGGTGTATATAATAAAATACCTGTATCATTAGTTTCATCTAGTGAAGTTGAGATTCACACATTTATGAATGATTCTATTACCTTATTAAATAATACAATGTATGGTATGGATGATGTTAAACTACAAATTATGCAATTAATTGGTCAATGGGTAGCAAATCCGGATTCTATGGGTAGTGCTATTGCTATTAAAGGACCTCCAGGAACAGGAAAGACCACACTTGTAAAAGAGGGAATTAGTAAAATATTGAATCGTTATTTTGCTCATGTACCTCTAGGTGGTAATTCTGATGGTTGTGATTTTATAGGACATTCTTCTACATATGAAGGGTCTAAACATGGTCTATTTGTGGATATATTAATTCGCGGTAAAAGTATGAATCCATGTATCCTTTTTGATGAATTGGATAAGTTGAGTGAGACAGCTAAAGGAGGAGAGATTAAGGGTATTTTAACACATTTAACAGATTCAACTCAAAATGATAAATTTTGTGATAAATATTTCTCAGAAGTAGAGTTTAATTTAAGCAAAGGTTTATATTTCTTTACTTATAATGATGAAAGTAAAATAGATCCTATTCTAAAAGATAGAATGTATATTTTAGAGACAAAGGGGTATTCTAATAAAGAAAAATTAATTATTGCTAAAGACTATTTACTAAAAACCATCCGACAGCAGGTTAATATTATGGATAGTGATGTGGTATTAGAGGATGATATAATTACCTATATGATAGAAAATTATACTAAAGAAGAAAAGGGAGTGCGTAATCTCAAGAGATGTCTAGAGATTCTTTATACTAAATTAAATTTACTTCGTTTAATGGGTCATGTTAAAAATCTAAAGACTAAAATGCCTAAAATCATAGAATTTCCTGTAACTATTACAAAAGAATTACTAGAGAAGCTAATCGTTAAAAAACAGCAAGATGATATCATCCATACGCTTTATATGTAACTTAAAAATTGCCAGCACTGCGGTTTCCACCTCGCATATTAATATAGTCTAATTGATCATTTGACATACAAGCGCATCCTGTAGAAGATGAATAATCACTTGGACAGCATTCCGGTTGAAATTGGTTTTGTTTAAAAAAGAAGAGTTCTCCTTCGGGTAAAGGCACTGGTGTTCCTTTATAGTCATGTCGTTTTTTTTGTGTCATGGAATTCGTATATTGTTTAGCATCAGTAATCCAGTTGGAAGTATTTTGCATATCTCCAGTTATTTGAGTAAACGATTCTACATAAGTGTGTTGTAACAATAATACAACAAAAATAGCTAAACATAATCCACAGCATGCCGACCAAAATTTACTTTTAGGTATCATGTTAAATTTCATTATAGTATATTATTTAGATAAAAAATTGTTCCATTCCGTAATAATAATCTTTTATCATTATGTTTTTTAGATAAAAATATCCTTTATCTGTAATAATGTGGTTTAAATACTTTCCAGAGTATAATTGTTTACTCTGGGCTATATTACTAGATAGTTGTTTTTGTAATTGACAGGATATAGAATTATCTGTTATATAAGAAATATTATGTGTACCTATAAACTCTATATTATTTATTTTATGTGGATATAATAAGAGATTTTGGTTTAAGCTTTTTACAACTCCTGTTACAATAATTCCTCCTTTAAGTTGGTCATTAAGTTTTATCTTATATAATGGTAATATAGCGCCATTATTTAATTCAATTGGTGTATCGGGATGTAAAGCAGATTCTAGAGTAGAATGTATTTGTTCTAGACATTGAATAGACATATGTTTAGGTATCTTTGCATTGATAGTTACTAGGTCTTTTTCTTCTATATCATCCCAATCACTAAATAATGTGGATTTTAGTTTTATTAGTTTATTTTGAGTATTTAGACAATAGATGGGTTCTTTTTGGACACCGACTAGTATGGCTTGTGGATGATTTGCAACTTTAATCCAAGCATTATTATAATATACAGGATGAGTTCCAGAAACTATAGTATGATCTAAATTGTACATCGTTTCATCTTTACTATCTAATATTAGTGTGGTTGTAATTAATTGTCCATTCATTAGTTTCATACCTGGCTCAAGTTTATAAATTGGTATGTGTTTATATTCTAAGGGAATAGGGGTTAATTCATGAAAGCAATGTATAGCGCGTTTCATTTGATGAATTGGATTATATGAATTAGGAAATGAGGCAGGATTATTATTAAATATAAGCTGATTCATAGGACCAATCCAACTAACAAAAACTCCCATAGTAGAAAATATAAAATTAAGTAATAATCCTATAAGATATGTAATTATTGCGGCTGGAAATATAATAATTAATCCTAATCCAATATCTAATATTACATCTACTATAAAAAATAGTGTTTTAAAAAAATCAACTATAATAGTCCATATGATATCATTAATAGAACCGACTGAATTCCATATAGAATTAATTGTATACATTATGACTGACATAATTCCTTGGTTTCGGTCTAATATATCATTTGCTGCATAGGCAATTTTAGTACTTTCTATAAAAATATTTTCTATTTTATTATAAAGTGATTGTAGTAATTTCATAAGGAGTTTTTCTATGTAGCCTAGTAGAATAAATAATTCATTAATGGCTTCTATAATTCCTTTTTCTACATCTAGAATACCTTTTTCGGCAAGTTTAACCACATAGGTTGCTGCATCAAATACATCTTTTAATATTTCAGATAAACAAAAATTAAAATTAGTTTCGGTATATTTCCACCAAGATGTGTTTTTAGGTGCAGCAATCCATCCAGCAAATGGCATGTAAAACGGGTTACATCGTTCATGTTTCCAATTTTGTCTAATTGTTTTTAAATGGCTAATAATATAAAAATATGCGATTATAATCAATAATACAAAAATTAATAAATAAGATATAGTTATATCATTACCTACTATATCGTGATAAGTTAAATTATTATATAAAGTATTAATTTCTACAGTAGTACTCATTATACATAACTAAACAATATTATTTTTAGTTATGTAATTTAATCATCAATTTTTGAATCATAATCACGAATTAATTGTAATTTATGACCTTTTATCCAAAAGTATTTACTATCAGTTAATAAATGATATAGATAAGATTCATTATTTTCTATTGGTATTTTTCTTCCAGCGGGTAATGCATATTGACTACTAATGACTTGATTTTGTTTATATAGATCTACTTCTTTAGCATGTATTTTAACTATGCCATAAACTGTCGTTTTAAGTAATTTCTCACCTATGGTAATTTCTGAAATTGGCTTTATACTACCATTATCTAATACAATTTGTGTGTCTTTATGTAAACCATTTTCACATTTAAAAGAAGTATTTTTATACTCTGGATATTTGTTTTTTAAATCGGTTATGTCTATTTCATCCCAATCTCTAAAACGTGTATTATGTAATGATATAGTTTTATTAGTGGTATTTAAACAATATACGGTATTTAACTTATAATTAGATAACAGTTTTGCATTAGGATGTTGAGATACTTTGATCCAATTATTGTAAAATACAGTATGACTTCCAGTTACAATGGTATTATCTAGTTTATAAATATCTTCTTTACTGCCATCTAACTGTAAAATACTGGTAACTTGATTATTATTAGATAATATAGCACCCGGTTCTATGTGTTTGATTAAAATCGCTCCGGATGTTGTATCTAATGATGTGTCTGGATGAAAACATTTACCTAGGTGGCTTATTTCATTGCCTGTGCTACTAATTTGATTGATGATAGTTTCAAACATATAATGTATTAACACAAAGACTCCTGACATTCTATTCCATATATCGCTCATGGAAAACCCCATACGGTTAAATTCTATAAGTACATTATTTGTTTTATTGAATAAACCACTCATTAACCCAGTTAATTTTAATTTTGAATCATTAGCTTTACTTTTTGTACTATCTGTGGATGCTTTTGTTTTTTGTGAATTTTGTATAGTTGATAATTGTGAACTTTTTAGTGGAGCGAGTAAACTATCCATAAATGAAGATTGTAAAGAAGCAGCACATTCTTGATGATTCTTTTTAGCATCTACATTGAAAAAATGAGCAATAGGCATAATAATTGGATTACACCGATATTTTTTCCAATTTTGTTTAATATGTTGTAAATTAAATCCTAATATAGTTATCAATGATATTACAATAAATATTATAATAATTAAAGTTGCAATTGTGCCATCAGATGCCATATTATAGTATGTATATATAAATTTATCTCTTAGTTTTCCTTGATTTTTTACGTCGGTTGTTTTTTCTACGATATGTACGTTTAACTTTTTTTCGGCGTGAATGTCTTCTACGGCGGCTACCACCTACTCTTTTTGCTGGCAACTTATTTGTTAGTTGTGTACATTTATAGTCAAAATTATGTAATATTTTATTCATTTGATTGGCTTGGTCTACTACTCCAGAACTCGTAGCTAGGATATAATTATCAAATGGTGGTCTCATGCCTCCATATTGTTTAGCCACTGAGTTCTCTGTATTAGTTTTGTAATCTGGGGACTCTCTGTGTATTTTTTTTATAACAAAATCAACATTTTCGATTAAATTATCTGAAACAGTTTTCATATATATTATAGATAGAATATAAATATAATCTATATAAATATAATTTATATAAAATACTTATATGGATAACGCCGAGAGATTGCATCTACAAAAGATGATAAATGCAAATAATGTAAAAGATCAGACATCAAATATTCGCCAGCTTAAACACAGTAATAAAATCTTGAGAGACGTACGTCATATGCAGGATTTAAAGAAGAAATACACACGTTTAGATCCTAAAACATTATCTGATATGTGTTTTCGTCAGTGTAGTTTTCTCTCGTCTCAATATACCGATATCTATAATAAATTATACAAAGATGAATTAAATCTAGAGATTTTATATAAATTTATACGCGAGCTAAAGGCCATTGAAGAAGGCGATAAAGACCAGCATGAGGCATCCTTTACTGTAGGTAAATTATTAAAAGAATTATATATAGATAGTGCTCTACGTAAAGCAGAGAAGTTGAATAAGGAGGGAAAGAAGATAGAATACCGAAAGGCTAAAAAGGCGAATTGGAGAGATTTCAAGAATAAAAAGATGGATTAGTGGATACTTCTATAAATTATATAAGATACATATAAGATACAAATTATATAATTTAGATATATAAATATGACCATTCAATTGGTAAATATTCGTGATGATACAATTGTTCAAGGAATCGCCTATGTTCAAAAGGGATTCAAAGCACAATTGCATCATCATCCAGAGGCAGAAGATTATTATTTTGTTTATGGGACAGGATTGCTTTATCATAATGAGAAACGAGAGATAATCCATGCTCCTAAGAAAATTCATATAGAGGCGGATGATATCCATGCGATGACGCCACTGAGTGATTATGTAGTTTTATTTTATCAGTTTGGTAAAGGACCATTTTCTAGTATTAAGTATTCATATTTGAAAAGTTATTTATGAAACTATGAGGCTAAATTTTATAAAAATAATTGATATAAAATTTACAAATTAAATCAGTGTATGTCTCTAGTCATCGTTGAATCACCCTCTAAATGTAAAAAAATAGAAAGTTTCTTAGGAAAAGGAGTTAAATGTCTTGCGAGTTGTGGTCATGTACGACATTTAAAAGGTCTTGATAATATTGATGTCCAGAAAAACTACGCCCCTACCTTTCATTCACTCTCTAATTCTCATATTAAAGCCTTAAAATATGCTGTAAATAACGCAAAAGAAGTCTATATTGCTACTGATGATGACCGTGAAGGAGAAGCTATTGGCTGGCATCTTTGTCAACTCTTTAAATTGCCGATTAAAACCACCAAACGTATTAAATTCAGCGAAATTACCAAATCGACCGTTCTCCACGCCTATCAACACCCTACTATATTGGATATGGACCTAGTAAACGCAGCGGTTGCCCGTCAAGTCCTTGACCTTCTTGTCGGCTTTACTATCTCTCCCTTTCTCTGGCGTCAAATTCATCGTAAAAAACATCTTTCAGCCGGGCGTTGCCAGACACCTGCCCTCAGGCTTGTCTACGATAATCAACAAGAGATAAACTCCAATCCAGGAACAATAGTCCATCAAATCACCGGGTATTTTACATCCCAAAATATCCCCTTCAAACTCTCCAAATCTCTCCAAGACCCCAATGATTTCCTGGAAGCGAGTGTGAATTTTACGCACCGTTTGAAACGCTGGCTGCCTACATCATCTAAACGCGCACCCCCTTTACCTTTCTCAACAAGTCGCCTACAACAGGTAGCGAGCACACGTCTAAATCTCTCCCCTAAAGCAACAATGATGCTATGTCAGAAATTATATGAGGAAGGTCATATTACTTATATGCGTACGGATTCACAATCTTATAGTAAGGAGTTTTTAGAAAAAGGTGAAGAGTATATCACTGGACGATGGGCGGCTAACTATGTTCATCGCAAATTATCTTCGTTGGAACAGAGTGATACCAACGCACACGAAGCAATACGCCCTACAAATATCAAGGTAGAAAAGGTCACGATTGATAACCGCCAAAGTTCTCTCTACCGACTAATTTGGGAGACCACCTGTGCAAGTATGATGAGTGAGGCGGAATTTAGTGTTATCCGGCTTACAATTACTGCGCCGATGAAGCTTGCCTACAAACATGTAGAGGAAACCCCAATATTCTTGGGCTGGATGGTGCTAACCTATAAACACCCGCCGAATTTATGGGATTATGTCCAGCGATTAAAGGAAGGCCCGGTTGTTTATAATAAAATAAAGACGCATGTTGAAATAGAGAATCGTACCTTACATTATGGAGAAGCTAAATTAGTAAATATTTTGGAGAGAAAAGGTATTGGGCGCCCATCCACCTTTGCGAGTCTAGTAGAAAAAATTAAAGATAGAAAGTATGTAAAAAAAACGGATGTAGCGGGTAAGAAAATAACCGCAACGGAATATGAAGTAGAGGGGGAAGAAATTGCCGAAATAGAGGTGATGAAAGAGATTGGTGGAGAGAAGAATAAGCTTGTGATAGAGCCGTTGGGAATAATGGTGATTGAATTTTTGGTCAAACAATTTGACCGATTATTTCGGTATGAATATACGGGTCATATGGAGGAAGAATTGGATAAGATTGCGAGTGGTAAAAAAGTATGGTATACATTATGTGGAGAGACTCATGGATTAATGAAGCAATTATCGGCAAAAATAGAAGAGGAGAAAATCAGTTATAAGATAGATGAGAATCACACGTACATGATAGGTAAATATGGTCCTACAGTTAAATGGGAGAAAGATGGGGTGGTTGTGTTTAAAAAGGTGAATGAGGGAATTGACTATACAAAGTTACAGCGAGGAGAATACACTATAGAGGATATAATTGATAGGACGACCGATTCTACAATTGGTATTTATAAAAAAACACCTATTAATGTAAAAAAAGGTCCCTATGGATATTATATACAGCATAATAAAGTCCGTAAGAGTATTGATGGGGCGACCATTACATTAGAAGAGGCGATTAAACTTTTGGAGCGACCTTCTACCATAGTACATACTCTTCGTGAGGATTTGAGTGTTCGTACTGGAAAATATGGTTTATATATATTTTATAAAACAAAGAACATGACCCGACCAAAGTTTTATAAATTGGATGGATATGATATGGAACAATATGATAAGGCGGGTTTATTAAAATGGATAAAAGAAAAATATAAGGTATAATATATATATGACAGAAGTAGGAGAGATTGCTAGACGTAATGTGCATGTTATTTTTATTATGGGAGCCATAGGATTATGTTTATCTATGTTTCACTCACCCGGTGCCCAGTCAGCCGGTTATCTAATAGTAATAGTTACCCAAGCATTATGGCTAACATTATTAGGAACATTCATCAATACTGGAGGGACTGTTTTATTTTTTAATTTTATAATATGTGCAGTCCAGTTAATTAGTATGTACTATTTAATGACATCGGTAAAATTTAATATGACAGCATCCAATTATCCAGATGAATATTTAATATATGCTACAATCTCTCGCGCAATGATATTTGTCATGTTATTATTGCAGTATTTTATAGCTATTCCACTAGTGGATGGGACTAAAGGAGGAAATTATATATTTAAAACAATTTTAGCAGGAGTCAATATATTTATATTATGGATAGTTATTGGGCGTGTACGAATATTTAATCGGTATTTTTTGGTAACAGATGGTTAGCTGGTAAAATTTTAAAAATAATGCCGACTTCATAATTATTTTCCCATAATCCAGAAATATATAATATAAAATGATGACTCGTAATTGCTTTTTTAGAATCAATTACAAATCGTTTATTTTCAATAGATGTTTTAAGAATGGTATTATGGTGTAATGTATTGCTGTATTTTGATAGTAATTGTTGTTCTAATGTGATAATATCATTTAATATATTAGTAAACCGTAGAAAATATTTATTGTATTTTTTAGAATACTGTAAATTATCCAGTTGAATAGGAATATATAATCCATTTAAGGTAATATATTGATTAGAATATAATATTTTATTATATTTACCATGTTTCAATACATAATTTGATTTAGATGGTAATATATATATATTATTAATGTCATGACTAGTGGTTAACATATACATACTGTATATTACTGCATATTATTTAAATAAAGTCCATGATAGTTAACTATGTTAAAGTTTCATAAAATGGTAGCCGAAAAAACGATACATCCTACATTAGTGTTGCCTGATAAAAAATGTAATTTAATCTTATATGGGCCACCAGGTAGTGGTAAATATTATCAAGCATTATATTATCTAAAACAATTTAGTCCAACCCAATTAAAATATGAGAGTAAAGTCTTAATTCCATATAATAAAGATAATTTATTGTATCGTATTAGTGATATACACATTGAAATAGATATAGAATTATTGGGTTGTCAAGCGAAATCGCTTTGGAATACTATATATAAATATATAAATAATATGACTTTTTTACATAACGAACTATTTATTCTTTGTAAAAATTTCCATCTTATAAATGATGATTTATATGATATATTTGATTGTTATATGCAAAAAAATTATTATAAAGAAACTAAAATACATTATATTTTAATTACACAAACTGTATCCAATATCCATGATAGAATTTTAAATAAGTGTAGTATATTAAATATTCCACGTCCACAAAAAACCCCTCTTCAACAAAATATGAAAGTTAAATACAAAGAGTATACCCATCTTATTGAATTAAAACACGAGACTATAATATATGGAAAACATACGATTGCTGCGTTGTGTGAAATAATTATACATAAACAAACTACAATTCAAACTATACGAAATAAATTATATGATTTATTGAAATATAATATTCCATTATGGGATTTTATTCATGTAATGATTCAGCGATTAAATGAATCTAAATTATTAACTAGTGATAATTGTTTAGAGGTATATGCCCTCATTTATAAAACAATAAAACTACATAATAATAATTATAGGGAAATTTTTCATTTAGAAAGTTTAGTTGTTAATTTAATAATACTTATTCATGGAAAGGAAGCATGCATGCAAGATACTTAATATAGATATAGATTTTACACCAGAAGAATTAAAGCAAGCATTTCGTGAAAATGCCCTGCGGTATCATCCGGATAAAACAAAAGGAAATACACAAGATGAGTTCATAAAAATACGTGAAGCCTATGTATTTCTCTCTAATGATAATACTACATATAGTTATAATGAACTTCTAAAAGATTTTTTAGTCTATCTTAAATTAGATAATTGTATTTATATACAGTTGTTTGAAAACTTATCCAGATTGACCGATACATATAGTTTAGAATTGTTTAAGAAGATAGATGTAGAAAATGCGTATGCCATATATGCGTTGTTATCCAAATATAATACTATTTTTAAAATTAAACCGGAGATATTAGAACAGTTTAGAGAGATAATAGAGAGTAAATCAGGACAAATATTTATTGTAAGACCTTCTCTCAATGATTTATATAGTAGTAATGTCTATTGTCTTGAACATGAAGGAGAGACATATTATGTTCCTATGTGGCACGATGAGGTTTACTATGAAGAGAATATAATAGTGCGCTGTGTGCCTGAATTGCCAGAAACTGTCTATATTGATGAGAAAAATAATATACATCTCTCGGTTATTAAAGTATTAAATGATATAGCACATTTAAAAACATTTGATGTAGTCATTTGGGAGAGAACATATACTATTAGGGTAGAACAGCTATGGATTAAAAGTTATCAATTAGTTAAATTTGACAGTGAAGGTATTCCTAGAATTAATACAAAGGATATTTATAATGATGTAGAAAAATCGGATGTGGTAGTACATCTCTCACTAAGATTATCTTAAGTTATAGTATATGCCTGTAGATAAATATGGACCTGTACCTGGAAGATGTCGTGCTGGTTATAGAAAACATAAAACTAGTAAAATGTGTATTCATAAAAATATTCCAAACACACCGACTCCAGATCAGTATGGTCCTGTGCCTGGAAGATGTCGCAAGGGTTATAAAAAACATAAAACTAGTAAGTTATGTATTAAAATAACAAACTTACAAACAACACTTAAAGAGCAGACAAAATCTCAGACAAAATCACAGACAAAATCACAGACAAAATCACAGACAAAATCACAGACAAAATCACAGACAAAATCACAGACAAAGTCAAAGTCTAAAACAAAAAAATTGATGTCAATAAAAAGCAAGTCAGAAACCCCAATGAATATTTATGTAGCAAGTATGAATATGCGGGGTCAGTGGGCCAACTCCCCCGAAGGTTGTAAAAAAATAAATGTAACATCTAGCCAAGCAAAAAACTCTCGTTATCGCTTAACATTTAGCCCTATGACTCCTATTGAAGGTGGATATAAGGGATTTTATTGTTTTGAAAATTATTGGCAAGCAGGTAAACGATATCAAGGTATTGAAGATATAGAAAAACAAATGAATTGGTGGAAAACACAACAAAAAGGTAGACGACGTTATCCTGCCGGTAAAGGAAAAAAGATTATGTATGCGGAATATCCCAATTTTGATAAACCATTAGATTATATTCCTTCTAGAAAACTAGTCTATGTTCCAGAGTATTATAATTTAATTAAAGATACTCCTGTTTTAAAGGAATTACAAGAAAGGGCTAAGAAAGGCGAATGTTTAGTTATTTATGATTTTGATGGACCAAGAAATTCGGATAAAACACCAACTATTAAACAAGTTACATTAGACCTTTTAAAAGAAAAATTAAATAATGGTAAATTTCCATTTGGACATGGATATATAGTTGCTGGTGCTGTTGCGGGTATTTTGCCGGAGGAGTATTTAGATTAGTCGTGTATGTTTCTTTTTAAAATTAGCCAACTGTTCAATTAAGTGATCTAACTCTTGAAGAGAATTAATATTATGTTCTCTCATAGTAGGCGATAATTTCAACTGTTTTTTAATACGTTTATATGATGATGTATAATGTTTATATGACTTATATCTTCGGTAACATGTTTGAATAAGCAATGCATTTATATATTTGAACCGGCTCCATTGTTTAGAAAATGTTTGTGTAATAATCGTTGCCGCACGATTTTGTAGTCTATTTGTTTTAATAGTATATATATATCTTCTATATAGTTGTTGGATTTTTATTATAGCACATGTTTGTAAATCGTAATTATATGCCCATATAAAGAATTTACGAATTTTAGACTCACCATTTAGATATTGTTGACAAGATTTAATATACCAATTCTTAATTATTGTAGCTGCGGTATATTTCATCTCTTTATTCAAATTATAGTATTTACGGTATGTGGTTTGAATAATTTCACATGCTAAAATAATATCTTCAATTAGGTAAGGATTATAACGATTAGATACTAGACAACGTTGTACATGATTAGTTATGAATGCTTGGATTACTTTTTGCTCAGTAATTTTTTCCTTGTATATTTTGTCTAACTTTTTATATATAGGAGTGAGTTTAGTTTTTATACATGTTTGAACGATAAGCTCCAAATATTCTTGTAAATAAGGAGGAGAATTATTCCATTCAATACAACTTTTATTTTGTTGGACTAGCCCTAAACTTTCATCATATTTTTTATGAAATGACACTTCTTTATATAGATAATTATATGTAGAATGAATGGGTAGTCCTCCTAAAATACGAGTTGTGTCTTCCGCTTGTCTAGAAATATATAAAGGCATAAGGTATTCTTTTTGACACTGAGGTATATCACTATCTTCTACACCCATCTCTCTACAATATTGTTCAATCTCTGGAACGTTACCGACTTGGTGTTTTTTAGTATAACATGTAGAACCGTTATATATTGCTGGGCATATTAATATAAAAGTTAATTGACCAATAAGCTTCCAATGGTCAATATCATTTTCATGGCATTTAGTCTCGCGTTTTGTAGATTTATCATAACGATAACATATTGTTTGTCGTCCTATTTTACTAGAATAGCCATATTTTTTTTTATGCTGATAAATGTCAATATCAATTGATTCTTTTAAATAAGTATGTTTAAGTTCTATAGTTAGTACTTGCTCACCCAAAATATCAATGATGACTCCTTGCTTTAGAAAATAATAATAGGATATACTCAAATCAAAACAAGTATTTATTTCATCTAAATATTCTTCTATTTTATCACAATCAGTATCTATTTTTATATATGTTCCATGTTCAAAATCATCTAATAATCGGGAATCGCTTACACAATTCGATTTCAGAGAGGCATTTACTGCTTTTTCAAAATCAGACATACTATTGTATTGATTCCAATCAATATGTAGAGATAAGCTCTCTCCACGTTGATTCCTTGTAAAAATAAATAATTTACCAAATGTATCATTATATTTAGATAAATTCACCAATGCGGTAGACCCTCCTATTCCAAATTTACCGGTTTTTCCAGCTACATTTTTAGAATAAAATTGGATACATCTAAATAAAGAATCACGGTCCATACCATCCCCATTATCTTGGATGATAATTGAATTTTCTTGTACATTTTCTTGCTTATATATTTTAATATGTGTAGCATTCGCATCTAGACTATTATCTATTAATTCTTTTAATAAAGTTAGTTTATTATGACCAGTAGAACTCTCTCCCAAATGATATAAATATTCTTTAAAATCTATACCACAAAATTTCGTCATTGACATTAGTTTACTATATTAAAAGTTTTCAATTTTTTAAACTAATATAGGGTTTAATATATTTTCATATAAAGACTAATATCATATATTATATATGTCTCATCCAGTGTGTCATTATTATAATAATAACGAATTTAAACAAGAAGGCACCGTTCAAGAAGTTCTAAAGCAACATATCCAACCACTAATAACATCAAACGCATTACTTCAATTAAAGGGGAATGGTAGTCGGGTAGCTAATATTAATTGGGAAATGTTTTTAGGTAAATCACCTCAAGATAAAACTCCAGATAATTTAAATCGTTTTGAACCATTTAACTATCAAGTATTTAAATGGTTTCAGTTAAATCTAAATCCTATTCAAAGTGAACGCGTCGTTATACAATTTGATGGTGATAGAATTTTAGAAGATAATCTAGAAGATAGCGATACATTACTACAAAATTATACAGGAGTATTATATGGACTAGTATGGTATCTAAATTATCTAAATAAATCAATCGATATAGTGGTTATGCTAGATAAATCACGAGAGAAATGGAATACACATCTGGTCTATCAATGGGATAACGGATTAAAACAATTATATGAACTATCTACTACTATTCATTTTATTGTCTATGATTTAGACATGCACAATCATAGAGAATTTATTCTAAAAGATAAAATACAACGACCCGATGGGAAAATGACCGATATTTGGGGATACAAAGGATATTATAATACCGTAGAACTGACCACATTTGCCTTTAACGAGTATTCAATGCTTCATTTTGGTGTAGGAGAAGTCCCTATCGACGAGTTGACGTATTTAAAGTATTATCGTAAAGAACTATTTGAACGTCTTAAACCATACATCAAATTTTATAATTTAACACGTGTATATAATAAACCCGACCATACTAATATTGATATCAGCACGATTCAAAACATTAGTATGTGTAATAAATTAATAGAAAATATAAACGAATAGTATATGTCCAAAAAAAAAACTATTCCTTGGCGCTATATAGCTATAGGTATTGTATTATGGATTATTCCTCTACTGTAAACATAAATAGTCCGGGTTCTGTAAACTTAATCTCTAAAATAATATCATTATGTCTGGTAGATTCTGTAGACCATTGTGTAAAATCAGGCATTTTATTATGCTTCATTTTATATTTTTCCCACGCGTTAAGAGTCTCATCGGTGCTTTGATACTCTTCTGAAACTATAAATTTACAATAGATTTGTTTAGAAAAGATTTTACAGTTTAGATTAAACGAACCTCCTTTTTTTGAACATAGTTTAACATATTTCTCTGAATTAGATTTAATCACATTTAATGTAATGCGTATATTTTCTAGAATGTTTGCCTCTATATAAGCATCTACTAGCATTTTATTTTGTTCATTAGAATTACTAACAAATAATTCACAATTTTTATTAGTATTTAATACATCTAACGCCAATGGATTCACCTCGCTTCCATCTAAAATACTTACATGTAACTCAGCAAATCTATCTAATGAGTAATTTGAATATGTGGTACCCTTTAAAAATTTAATTCTGTTTACAATATACTTAGACATACAACATTAAATAAAAATAATATTTGTATCAATTTTATGTTAGATTTAATTATATCAACATCACTGGATATATCATTAGATACATCACTGGATATATCATTAGATACATCATATTTTGATATAAAAGACCTAGTAGCCATACAATCTCTCAATCATAGTTATTATACACTCATTCATTTAGAAGATATAAAGAACGCATTAAAAGACCGACTCTATTTTTATTTTAATGCATATGGATTATGTTCTACCCATACATATATTACTGAAACCACATTTAGATACTTGGTAAATTACTGTATAGCAAATACTACTTTAGAAAATAATTTATTTGGAAAATTAAGACAATTTTGTAACTGTGTTCATCAATCTGCAATGATAGACCCTGATATAATAAAAGGGCAACATTTTATTTGGGAAACATATGATTTTAACGATGGAGATTGGGGGCGCCGTTGGAAAAATAATCCCAATTACTTTATGTATGGTCCAGTTACATTCTCTCCGTTTTATAGTAGTTATCACATATTTACAAGATATTATTTAGCTACATTTAGATTGCGCAATAAGGATATACCGGTGGGGGTAGTCGCCTTATTTTTACAACTATTATTTTGGAAATGGACAGAATCACATCCAAATACAGAACAGTTTGGGCATAACTATTTTGATGATAGTAGTGGTATACCTATTGAATTAAGAATATACCGTTTATTTAGAGACTATGACTTGAATAAATGGAGAGAATATAAAGAATCTTCACATTTCATTTTCAACATACTAGAGACAAAGGCTGCTACTAGTAGTATGCTAGAAAATGAATTAACCAATTTACATATATATAATGATAAGCGTATACAAAGTATTATATAAACAATGTAAGTGTAGGAAAAAATTGTTTTAACAACTTATCGTAGTAGGGTTTTACCTCTGATATATTATATAGTGTGTCTGATTTTGAATATAAATCATATTGATTAAATCGTTTTAGCCATGGTAACATCTCTCTATCTTTATTAGACATAAAGTGTATATAGCTAGATGCATGATGATACGCGTAGAGAGAATGAAAGCGAATGATATAGAGTGCTTCTGGGGGTAGAGTATGCTGGTTTTTATCCGAAGCTAGTAGTCTATATAAATATTCATCGTGTCCCCAAGAGCATTGTACATTATCTAGCCCACAACCTTCTTTATATTGACCTAATGTAGTATTAAATCTCTCATCATTCATATCTGGATTTAATATATTAAATTCTGGAAAAATTAACCCATCAGGTAATTTACTGCCGACAATAAATGTGTCCCCAACCATTGCCCATTGTTTCACTCGTCCGGTCCCTTCATCATCACTTCCTCGTAAATACATTATTTTACCTAAATCATGTATTAAACCGACTACTTGTAACCATTTTGGTTGATTATCCTCTCGTAATCTCTCGGCTGTTTGAATAGCATGATAAATATTAGGATGTTCCATATCTGGATCACTCACATCTACTAATGTATTTAATTGTTCTAGAGCATCCCATATGGTTATCTCTAGGTCTAATTGACTATATTTATGTATCATATTATTTACAAAATGGACTGTCTGATATTGTCTTGCTAGACGATAATTTTCTCGCACAGCTTCATTAACATTAGAATAATCGCGAAATGAGCTTTTAGTCATATTATAGTATAACAAAAATATAAAATTGATTCTTATTTTTCTTGTATGAGGTCCATATTATGAATGAAATATACAAACACTATAATATTCCTTCAGTGATTATAGAAATTATACAAGATTATTATTTAGATTGGAGAGAATCATTTAAACAATGTATTATGTCCATTGAAAAAGGCACGCACACATGTATTAAATACGATGATAAAACAAAAGTAGATTTATTTCGGCTTATGATTAATAAATATAAAATGTTATATGTGCCTTTGACCCTTCCATACGAAGGCCCTAACTTTATTAGTAATTCAAGTCCTATATTTCATTGTAAACGATGTAATAGATATCATAATATTATATTTGGATATAAAATATGTAGTACATATGGTGTATAACATTATAAATATTAAACCAGTTATTCATATAACTGGTTATGGTTGTAGATGAATTAATTTTTTTATTGAAAATATTACCGGAAGATATTGTAGATTATATTGATTGTTTTAGACGGATAGTTTGTATTAAAGACTATTATAGCAAAATATTACTATCTAAATTACCCAATTTAAAACCACAATTATATAAAACATCTTATCATCAAACCGTATATATTGACCAAAATTATATCTTTGCAAAGCGTATTGATAAATATAAATCTAGCTACGATTGGTTTAGAAAGTATAAACAACCATTAAATCATTTAGAAACAAATATAATAAATATCACATATGCCGATTAGCTTATTAATACCCGCAAGTATAAATTTGTGTAGGTCGTTTACCTATAATACAGCATTATACCGTGCTAAAACATTATCTAATTTATGGAGTGTTCGGTTGTTTTCTTATGTATCCATATTTTCTATAATTGGACTGTCATCAGTAAAGTTTGATAAAAAGAATCAATATGATCTACATTATAGACCAGAAATGTATCCGATTATGGGAAAATAATTAATAAACACTTAAGACAGTAGGAAAAATTATATTATATTTATAATATAATGTCAAAGCATAAAAAGATAAATAAAAAAACTAAAAAATATAATAGATTAAAAAAAGCTAAAGGAACTACACCAGAAGAAGAAACAAAACAATCCTCACCTCCAAAAGCATGTAAAGGACTAACAGAAGAGCAATGTAATCTAGAAGATAATTGTCAATATATAAAAGGCACCACAAAACGAAGAGGATATTGTAGAAGACGAGCAACACCAACTGTAAAAAGAAATACTACAAAAAAAACGACTAAAAAAACTAGTGTATCCCCAAAAGGGTCACTCAAAGATGATACAAAAAGCTTATCCAAAGCAAATATTACTGCATCTATAGCATTTCCAGATGGACAAGTAATAGAACTTACCGGTATACATGCTACTGCGACAGTATTACAAATAAAACATCGTATTTCTCAAGAAACATCATATCCTGTATCTAAGATAATGCTGTTTAATCTAGAAGATCTAAGAGAAGATGACCAAGATTTACAATTTCGCAATCATATGACTGTTAGTGAAATAGCGGCAACTGGTTCATCAGACCCAGCTAATTTAAAACTAGCGGTAGTAATAGGGGATGGTATTAATTTAGTACATTGGTTAAGTCAATTTCCAGAAGGAGGGCCTGCAACAATAACAATAAGTAACCCGGTTACATCCTCTGGTCGATCGCCAACCGCACAGAGGAGAAGTTGGCGAAGAAGCGGAGCTACAACTATTGCTGGATGTTCTAGCGCTGCTACTATTCCAAATCATCCCGAACTTTTAGTAGTTTGTTTAACTAGTTTAAATCAAGTGCGTGTATATAATATACATACAGATGAAATTTTGTGTTATATAAATAATCCAACCGATAAGAAGTCAGTTAAAAAAAATGAATTATATAACCCAAGGTGTGTATTAGTAACTGCAGATGGGGAATATGTTATAGTAGCAGACACCAATTTCCATAGAATAAAATGGTATAAATTAACTATTTCAGATAATAGTAAACATGTGACATTAGAATTCGCCAAATCTATAAAACCTGTCACGCGAGATAATCCTCTACCTAGTCCAAATAATATATGTCTTAAAACATTTGAAGATAGACAAACATTATTTGTATTAGATTTTAATATGTCTCTTATTAGTGAATGGACTATGGAGGGTGAATTGGTTCGATATATAAATATAAATAATTTATTACAGGCTACGCTTGGTACAAATCTATCAGATAAATTAATGAACCATATAATAGAATGGAAGATGAATAATGGAATAAAACATATATTGAATAGAGATAGAATAATACATATAGCTAGAACCTTAGGCAAGCCAACAGAAAGTATTATTTTACCAAAATCGGGTAATTTAGTAGTAGCAATTAAGACGCTTGGTTTAGTTATTATAGATTATACTACACTAGAAGTGATTAATATTATTTATGTAACATATGCTATAGCGGGTATTGCTGCTGATGCGGAAGATAATATAATTGTACGTTTATGGTCCTCCTCCCTCCACTTTTCTCTTCCAGATAAAATACAAGTTTATAATATAGAAGGTGGGCTTATACTTGAACGTGATGATTTGCCTTTTTTACTAACTCCGCGTCGTTCCACCTGGGGCAGTACCTTAACAATTCATTTAACGGAAGAAAATGGAGGACAATTAGTATTTCCTAATGATGACCAAATTGTAATTTATAAACCACAATAAAATATGTAAAGGTAAACAAGTCCAAGTAGCTAGAACTATTTTATTAAAATATGTGGTATGCTTGTGTATCCAATCATAGAAAATAAATAATTAATAAATGTATTTATTAATTATATTAAATCTAACCAATACTTTATCCTATGACTATTTTGTTAATTGCTTTCTATAAGTCATCCATAACAGAATACTTAAGGTAAATCCTACTAAAAATCCCCCAACACATTGGTCAGGATGATTAGATAAGAATGGGCGAGTGATAAATGGACCAATAAAAAATGTTAAGATGGAATAAAATACCATGGCGAGTATACTATTAGTTGTTGAGAGATGGGTCATATATACTATGGATAGATAATAAATTTAGTGAAATATGTCAGGACGTATTCTACTATATATTTAAATACTAATTAATATCACCCATATAAGAATAATTAAACAAACTAGAATAAATAAATAAAGGGGTTTCTTACATTTATTAATAGATAATAGAAGCAGTAAACAAACATATAAAATGGACATAAGTAATCCAGGTATATAATATAGGTTATTAAATCTAGCCATGAGAAATATGGCTGCGGGAAAGAATCCATATAGTTTTACATAATGTTTCGCATCTTCTTCGGTAAGTTTATCTTTTCTTAAACAATCACCGTGAATGGATTCATAGTTTTGTTCACACATACACATACAGGGAGCTCCTTTACGGTGGGTAATATTATGCCAATAATCATCATAATAAATATTATTATATCCGTAGCCCAATTTTGTAAATTCATCCCATTCTAAACATGGTTCTAGATGGTGAGAGAAATCTTCAAAAACACATGTAAGTTTATGAATCGGACGATTATCTGGACCAAATCCATTTATCTGGGATAATCTAAATTGTTCATTACTCAGTTCTGAACCATAATGGGTAGAAATATTATTCAAATTATATGCATTCATCATATATTGTAACCTAAATATCATCCATTGTATTTTATACCATTATTTTAATTTCAATTTTTATAATTAGTATTTATATAATGATATTCTGTACTTTATTGGAAAGTTTACAAAATACATTTATACTATTTGTATTATCTATATTATTTGGTATTCTATTGGATTATATCATGCCTAAACTGGATAACTCTAAACATATATTAGAATTATTAGTAGAATGTTATTTTCATATGTTATTGATTATTTTATTAGTTTATTTGATTGATTATATTATCCGAAAGGTTCCAATTATAGGATGTAATTATTCAAAAAAACGTAATATGATGTATGTAGAAGTAATTTTTGCGGTCATATTTTATAGCACTCAAACAAAACTATTCAATAAGTTAGACTATATTGTTAAAACCATAATTAAAATATAACTAGGCTTATGTGCTAGGCTTAAGTGGTAGGCTTATGTGCTAGGTTTAAGTTTTATATTATCAGAATCTTTTTCAAATTTTTTATACAATTCATTTATATTATTAGATAGTTCAACCACTTTATTTTGTTCATCCTTTGCACCATCATCCTTACCCCCATCATCCTTTGCCCCATCATCCTTTGCACCATCATCCTTACCCCCATCATCCTTACCCCCATCATCTTTACCCCCATCATCCTTACCTCCATCATTCTTTGCCCCATCCTCTTTTGTCACATGGTCTTTTATTTTAATTTTAATATGCTGTGAATGGTTATCTAATTGCCCAGAACTTTCTACATCAGGAGAATCCAATTGAATATTATTAGGATACAGTTTATTATGTAATAGTAAATCATTATCAGTTTTACATTCCTTGGTATTTTTTGCTATTTTAGTCGCTTCTTTCAAATATTTTTCATGTTCATGTGGATACAAAGCTCGTTCATAGCAATCTAGAGCATCTCTATAACTTTCAGTAACTGAGCCGCTATAATCTTTATATGACTGCATATATGATTGAAAATTTAATGATTCCTGTAATCGCCGTAGATTAAGGACTGTTGCATTTGATTTCTCTGTTGCCTTTGATAATAAATCAATTCTCTCGTTGAATTTTTTAAATTTCATCAATGAAGAAATAATACTTAATATAGTGGATAATAATATAGGCATTAATATTGATATCGGTGCTAACCAATCATTTCTAGTAGCTAAATTTAACTGTGCTTTGACTGATTCAAAAAAAGCAGAAAATAATGACAGGCAAATTATAGCCTTATTATATTTATCTTGGTCTAAATTTACTCTATTATGTGCTAGCATAATAGCATCTCTCTTTACACGGATTTCATTTATCTTATCTTTTATATCTTTGTGTAATATAACTGGTGTAGCTTGCACACTTACATGATGTAATGTATTATCCTTAGTCTCTTTAGACATAATATGTTTAATAGATATAGTATTTATATATTTTACACAATAATTGAATTTTACACAATAATTGAATTTTACACAATAATTGAATTTTACACAATAATTGAATTTTACACAATAATTGAATATTACACAATAATTGAATATTAAATCTGATTATAAAATCATTTTATGAATTATCTACCACGACAATTTTCTTATATATTAAACCGTATACGTTTACTTGAGCCATATCATCCCAAATTATTTAACCCTCTTGTCCAACAAAATATTAAAGCCTCCTATGTAGGAGGGGATTTATGTGGAGAAGCAACATTAGTAGGTAAGACATTATTAGAACAACAAGGTATACATAATATTTGTGTCTTAAGAAATGAAAAAGGATATGGGGAATTTTATCAAGACCACTGTTTTATGGTCGTCAACAATACAGTAATTGATTTAACCTATAAACAATTCTTACAAGATGAACGAGTCACCCATCCAAATTGTCCATATCATCAATATATTCAATATACACTTCCCCCATATTTTATAGGCTCACATAATAATTTAATGATATTACTAAATCAATGTATATCATTAAATAAAAAAATATATGGAACTACTGATCTAGAGTATGCTATTCAGCTTTGGAATATTGGACAGGATGTTACACATCGTTTTAACTATAGAACATGTCTTCAAGAGAAAATTATAGATATTGAGATTTAATATATGGATTATACAATAGCTAAACTATCTCCTCACCTACTGTTACTACTATCTATAATCCTTAGTTTATCACGTGCACCGCACCGCACTATTTGGCTGAAATCCCTCGCTCACTAGCCACTGGTCTGCTGGTACCGCATCGGGTGTGGCCGCATTGGACTTGGAGTAGATACTGACGTTGACCTTGCCAATATATTTCTCGGCTGAGATGTTCCAATCCTCGTGAAGTGCGTGATACCAGATGCAGGTGCTATTACCCTCATTCTTGTACCATGGCCTCCCTCCTTTTAGATCCGTTTGTCTAGCATATTCTCCCATGTAGAGTGCTCTGCGATGCCCTGTGGCTAAGCCAGCAACGCAGATGCTGTTTCCATCTGCCATCGCTGTCACTGTCAGGGCGCTGTTGTGTTTAAAGCCTTCAGGCACCATCCAGGTCGCTGTGACTTCATCTGGAGTAGCCCCATTACTTCCCTCTAGATACATTATTCCAGCGCCCTTGCAGACAGCACTTTCGGACTTGACAATATACCACCTTTCATCTCTTGTGAAGTACGACATCCAGCGATTGCCTTGTCTCCCGCCCTTGTATACCGGCTTTCCATTAACCGTCCATCCCAGCATGGTGTATCGACCCATGCAACAGGATGCCGGGTGCCCCAGTGGTAAGCCAGAGAGCGTGAAACCCGGAGTCATCGCTGCCGATACGGTCTGTGAGCATTTGCGCTGATGCTGCTTAAGCCCGCGCGCAGTCTTAAAGCTGCGACCACAACCACACTGGTTGGGTAGCAAGCCACTACTGCTTCCTCCGATGCTTCCTCCGTTGCCGCTGCCACTCCCGTAATTGTCCTCAGCATCACTATAAGTCACTAGGAACTGTGGTAATGTCTGTGATGACTTGTACACTACAGACATTTTGCTATCGTCTTTTCCGGGACCAGCATATAATGGACGATGTGGTCCGCCTCGTACACTGTCGAACTGTCTTGGCAGCACAGTGCGGCCCATCTTTGAGTCAGTTGTGCTACCGGAGTACTCCTTGCTCACACCACACAACACATTCACTAGCAGCAGTTGCCGATGAATCGTTGTTCCATCAGTAGACGGCGTTTTGTGAGCGTAGTGGTGACTATAGCGGGCTTTGTCAGCGAAGTAGGTGCCTTGGCCGTAGAAGGTATTGCTTCTACCAGCCTCTACCATGAAGCCCTCAGGACTTGTTGCAATCTCTAGCGGTGATATTGTTCGCGATCCAAAGAACATACATCGCTCGTTCAGATTTGCCTCACCACGACTGCTTGTGATGATATCCTTTTCCGCTCTGTATCGCTTCAGCAGTGGTCGGTTCTGGATTCGCTGCACGCTCACCAGTGTGCGCGTCGACTCAGAAAAGTCATCGGCGAATAACATCCGCCTAACCTTTTCCCAGTCGTCCGTTCCTTTCTGCACCTGAGTCACTAGTATATCCGGAGCTTCAGATTGCTGCTCGCAGGTCGGGTTGTCGTCAGAACAGCACAAATTCCCTGGGGTGGGAAGACCCTGTGAACCAGGTATAAATACCCGGTTTACATTCATGTAATGGATTAGTTCACTCTTTTTCCAGGTTGGACGCCAGTCCCCCTTGGAGTGATAAGAGTTCACTTCAATCTCCCAATTCGTAAGAATTGAGGTCAGCGATTTCTTGGAAAATTCATTCCAGTCGTAAATCTGCTGCTTAAGCAATTGTTGGTTTAGAGTAGCCATTACAAATCCACTACTTCGCGAAAAAACGCATCAATTTTCTGTCTAAGAGATGGTCATCAAGTATTCTAATTGTATGATACTACCCCAAATAAGTTTTCAAAATTAAATAACAGCAAAAAAATTATTTTAATGTTATTTTAAAATTTATTTCATTATTAGTTTATTAACTAGTTATGCGGCTGCCTTCTTCTTACGCCTTACCACTTTTTTTACTGGCGCAGGTGGTGCTTCAGCCGGTTCGTTTGCCTCATCATCTCCCTCTTTCACAACCTCATCATCATCTGAATCCTGAACCTCAGTGCTTGCTGCCTCACTCTCTTGTTCGGGTGCCTTAGATTTACTGAGTGTATCGCGCTCACTACTATCCAGCTGGATATGACAGCGCCCCTTTAGAGATACAATTGGCTTCACAAGACCCTGCTCAAGCCGCCAAGTCACACCAAATTTACCATTGGCAAACCAAATTCCACCACATTCAATCAGAAGGGCAACATTCTGTGTCTTAGCAACTAGCTTCTGAATAAGCTCGGCATTATCTACAGTTTCATCCTCCGAAGGGAAGATTTTCTCGTCCTGTAGATTATAGAGCTCACACTTAAAGTCACCATCCCAGCATGGAATCTTAACATTGATAGTAGGGCTGCGAGTTTTATCAGGCTCACCATCATCACCCTTAGGGTATTTAAGAAGCGGGGTCCATAGTGCGTCTAGAACCTCTCTGGACATCTTTGCCTTATTAAACCATTCTTTACTATTTGCCACCGCATCAGTAAGAATCTTCTCCTCCATTGCGGCAAGATTTTCTAGAAATGCCTGTGTTTTATCCGTGTTCAGAGGGTCTGATTCACGAGGAAACTGTAGCGACATATCATAAGTAAATACTCCCTTATTATCATAATCCTTTTGATTCACACCCCATGTCATCATCAAGGGAGTGCTCAGATAAAGCTGCTTTCCGCTCTTTGTATTGCGAATAGGAATGTTTTTCCCACCTTTGCTATTAATTTTAGGTTTATTGTATGTCATGTCACGAGAACAATCAAATTCATTACCATTAATCACAAGAGAACTAGTCTGGTTGTCAGTAGCCATATTACACTAATTCAGTCCAAAATCTTTAAATCAATTTTTTAAATAATTCAGGAATAAATGATCTAAAAATATTAATCTAAACATACTATAGATGAGAATAAAACATTTTAAATTAATAGAATATACTGACTACCAGTATATAAATCAATATAATTATACAATTCCTCAATTAAAACAATTATGTCGCCATCATCATCTACGTCTAGGAGGGAATAAATCGGTTATTAAAGAGAGATTATATACGAGCCTTTATCGTAATTTTTCGGCGTTTAAAATACAATCTGCATGGCGAAAATCACTTTATCATAAATTGTGCATGTATAAACAAATATATGCTGACCGGAAGCCAGTCAATTCCACAGATTTTTACACACTAGATACTCTAGATAAATTACCACATGTATACCGATTTAATATATTAGAAAAAGAACATATGTATTGTTTTCATATACATTCATTTCAAAAATTACTCACAAAAAAAGAAAATCCATACACGCGTTCAAATATAACACAAGATATAATTGAGAGATTTCATAAACATTATAAATTATTATCTTTACTAGGACTACTATTTTCAGATGAAATAGAAGAAATCACTCCAGCACAACAATTAACACAAAAAATCCTTTCTGTATTTCAAAGAATAGAGAGTTTAGGGTTTTATATAGATACCGAATGGTTCCATCAATTAACACCGCTAAAACTACTAAAATACATAAAAGAACTCTATGACATATGGACATATAGAGCTAATTTATCTCCGGAAACAAAGCGAGCAATATGTCCCCCTAATGGTAATCCGTTTCATAATGTATATATTAACAATATAAACTATTTAGAACCAGATAAATTAAAATGGATGACTTTAAATATTATTGAACAATTTATTAAAAACAATGCCTCTAGAGGAGACCAATATTTAGGCGCTTGTTATGTATTACAAGCCTTGACGCTTGTTAGTCAAAATGCGGCTGATAGCTTACCTTGGTTATATCAAACTGTTATATATTAATAGTAAAAATAACTTAAATAAATTAGTCTTATTATGCTAATGGCCAAAACCAAATCGTCAAAATCCGCAAAACCATCCCCTTCCTCTAAAGCTGCATCACCTGCCTCCGCACCTGTCCCCCCTGCTTCCACTCCAGTCAATGAAGTTGTAGATACACCTTCTAGTCATCCTAGTCATGATGCTCTACTTAATGATTTCGGTGAGTTTATGGCAAATTTACAGCAGGTAAGCAATCATCTTACTAATCTTCGTGCTAGTTTTAAGCAGCTAGAGAAGAAGGTAAATAAGGAGCTTAAACAGGCACAGAAGCTTAGTAAAAAAAAACAGGCTAAGGCTAATAGAAAACCGAGTGGATTCATTAAACCTACTCGTATTAGTAAGGAGCTCGCTACATTCCTCGGCAAAGACCATGGCAGTGAGATGGCACGCACAGAGGTCACTAGGGAAATCAACAAATATATTGTAGCACATAAGCTACAGGATAAGGACAATGGGCGTAAGATTAATCCGGATAAACAGCTTAAAGCACTACTAAAGATTAAGGCCAAGGAGGAGCTTACCTATTTCAATCTTCAGAAATATATGAGCCCTCACTTTGCTAAGAGCGGGGTTGAGCTGACGGATGCTTTTTAATGAATATAAAATCGTGGGGGGTTAAGAATTCAACCAATGAATTAGGTATAATTTCTTTATTATAATATAGAATGTCTGGTATATGACATTCTTTATTATAAGGATTTTCTGGTAAATTAAATAACTTATACGGGTCTTTACGTTCGCGTTTACATTTTTTATATTGATACAATGCTTGATAAAAGTTATGTTTACTATTCATATGATAATCATTTTTAGATAATAGACATATTATCTGAAATTCACGCCAATTGATACGCATAGAAAATAATATAGAATCTGTATTATAAATTGTAATCGTTGATTTATAAGGATTAAAATACTTAATTATACGTTTACATCCATAAGCAAATAAGTCTGAATCTTCAGTCATACATCCCCATATGTTAGTATTGTTATACATTAGTGATGACATCATTATATCACTTTCATACGGAGACTGCACACATTGAAATCCCATAATATCTAGTAATGTTTTGGTTAATGTGATATCTTTTTTAGTAATTGTGGTTAATTTACATTCTAATTCCTTCATTTTTTTGGTATATTTCTCTCCTCCCTCTTCTTTTATTTTATCTTGTAAAATATTATACTCCTCTTTTGCTAATTTCCGTTCTTCTCTTCTAATATCTAAACACTGAGTTTTATTTGTATCTGCTTTACCATCAAATACAAATATAGCAATTATATTATTTTGTCTAAATTTAGAACACATTACATATAGTTTTTCTATAAAATTTCCACCTTGTTTAAACTTATACAGATAAATACTAATGTCTACCACAATAATCTTATGTTTTAAAAACTTTAGTGGTTTTTTAAAATAACACGATTTACAGTGCTCGTTGATGTACTTGGTTAAACATTCAATTCCCATTGGATAAAATAATTATAGATATTTATTTAATTCAATTTTTATAAGTCATTCTCAAAGATTTGACTCGGTTACATGCAACTACACGTAAATCATCCATAAAATCTGGTAATAATGTTTTATATAATGTTATAAATGCCTTATTGTTTGGTTGATTATATGCGTAACGAAACAATGTATGATTATGTTGTTTACACCATTTGATAAAGTATTCCATATCGGATAAAAATACGGCTTTAATAAAATAATAGCAAAATACATTTGTCTTCTCTCTATATTCATCATTAAATTGTATAATTCGTTTTGTTTGACATATACTATGTCGTATTTCTCGCACTGGGTCTTTGTTTAAATAAATTAGCTGAATAATTGTTGCCCAACATTCGCAATATGCTTCATATAATAAAAATTCTGATGAAATGGGATGCAACTTTTTTAATTCTCGTTTAAAATAGGTGATAGAATGTTGAGAGAAGTCTAGTCCTAAATTATGAAACAGTTCATGTATATATACTTTAAACCACTCTTCTTCTCTAAATATGAGGACTTCAGAATGTCTTTTACAACTCCATGTTACACCCGAATTAATATGTTCTGGGCCTAGAATTTCTCCACGCTCAGGAAATTCTTTTTTGAAAGGTGTTAAATAAATATATATAGATAATTCCTGACTACAAGAAGCTGGACTATGAGGTATTAGTAAGTATAAAATAGCTAATGCTTGTTTCATATATGTTTTAGATATTGATTTTGGACTATAGATGTTCACAGTAATGTGTTTTTTATGAATTATAAATATTTGACGCATGATATAATTCATATTAACCTCTATATAATCACGTATATGCTGTGCTATATAATATGAATCTAATAATGTAGAAGAGGATTCTACATTATTAATCAGTGTTTGTCTATCTATAGTATGTTTATTTGCCTTATCTTTAGAATGAGCAATTAATTTACTAACACTATCCATTATATTATTTAGATACTTTTAATTTATTACGAATCGTCATCAATTCTATTTGTTCTCTCACAGGTTTATAAGGTATTTGTAAGACTAATTTGGCGTCTTGTGTTTCAATAAGAGCTTGCTTAAATACCTGGTCTTGATTTATTTTACATTCAATAGCACTAGTATAGGCTACTGATTCATCATAGGTAGGGTCTAATTTAACATCTTTTGGACGTACACGTTTACCATTTTTCATTTTTCCTAATCCATAATACCGGGCTAATTCTGGTTCTCTACTTAATGGTGAATTGGATTCCAATGTAAATTCTTTATAGATATCATCTTGATGTTTAAATTTATTTCCTTGAATATAATGCTCTATAGATAACCAGCGATGTTTATCGCACACAAATTCACTTTTATACATATTTGAAAGGATTTGTCTCCAATGTTTAATTGTATTTAACTTGGCAAATTGTCCTTTATTTTCAATTGGAATAGTCTCTCCTTTTCCTCCACCAGGTCCTTTTCTAACTTGAGGAGCTTTATAGAATAACTGGAACACTATATTTGGATTAAATAAGCCTATCTCTGGAGATACAGTAGGAGATGATGTATCTGGTTCTTTTAATAATAGCTGTTTTTTCATATCTCTAAACTCTTTGATTTGTCCAAATGGACCCATCCCTTTCTCCAAACATAGTTCTACAATTTTTAAACGAATCGTATAGAGTAATTCATTGAATTTAAATATACTTCTCTCTTTAAATTTAATTAATTTATAATGATTCCCTACATGACAGACTAGAATATAATAGTCTGGCTTAATATCTTCTTTCGATTCTGGACTTACTCCACATTGTAATACGCTACAATCACCACTATCATAACACTCTTCACTAAATATAATAACTTTAATATTTAATATAGACTCTATGATTGGTATAGAACCATCATCGGCATAATAGGTGGACTTTTGAACTGCTTCTTTAAACTCCTCAAATGTAGTCACGCCTTTCATAAACTTAAAATCTTCTAATAAGATATTTTGTTCTTGTTTTTCTTTATGAATCTCATTATATTGATTTTTAGTTTGCATGCTTAACTCCTGTAATTTCATTTGTTCTCCTTTTTTAATAGATTGTTTAAATAATTTAGTATAATCGTCCATTTTAGTTTTTAATGTATGCCCTTTTATACTTAATTGTTCTAGTTCATCTGTTGTACTTTTATATAATGATAAATATTGCTGGAACATATCATCCGTAACATTATCACTTAATAATCGTCTAACTTTTTGTACAGATATATGTTTACCTATACTGGCTAATGCTTGAGTTACCGCATGAAAAAAACAATCACCATCCGGAGCCACATCTTCTATCGTTAAATTGGAATTCTCTAAATATTTTGCGATCCAATCAGCCGATTTATCCTCAATAGTCTCTCGTTCTTCTTCAGCAATAGCCTTTGTTTGTTCGTTTAATGGACTTTGGTCTGGTTTAGTAATTGTAAATACACCCTCTGTTTTAGGTGTAGTTTCTTTTTCTGGCGATGAACTAGTTGGTGATGTTTCAAGTGATGTTGGTGGCGGCGATGGACTAGTTAGAGATTTTTCAGGTGATGTTGGTGGCGGTGATGGACTAGTTGGGGGTGGACTAGCATCTAAACTATCCTCCAATAATGATTTAGTAACAAAGGAAAAAATTAATGGTTTAGATAACTGATTTATATCTATATCACCATCACTATCACGATAAGTATCCGAATCAATCATTTCAAATAAACCAATTTTACAATCTACCATGTCATCCTTAATTAAATAAATAGCAAACGTATCTATATTATCAATGGTATGTTTTTTACCTAAGGCTATATATACATCTACGCCCATAATGTCGTAACTCCACATTTGCGCATCAAAATCTAAATCTGAATTATCTAACTCTTTATCTTCTGGATATTCTATTTCAGAATTTAAATGAGATTGTATCATTTATACTACTTGTATATTTTATTATTAAATAATAATTTTTATTATTTAATAATAATTTTTATTAATTTATGTTTTTATAAAATCATTAATATCCATATACTTAAATATTGTTTTATATGTTATATTTCCATTTGGCTTCATTTGTCTATATGTATCTACATGAACAGTCACCGCATTCCAAATTATATGATCTTGGAGTAAGGTTTTAATCTCTTTAATGATAATATGTAAGTGTTCAGACAACTGCTGTATTTCATCTTTAGTAGTCTTTTCATCTTTAGTTGAAGCTATAATATAATAAATAATATCATAGACAAACTCAACCTCAACTATTCCGTATTTAATTAATTGAGTTAAAAAATTCAAAATGGCTAGTCGTCGGTCATTATTTTTTATAATTTTACAAAATAAATCATAGTTTTCTATAGAACTTATCGCTTCAATTTCTTTATAGGATTGAATAAATGTTTTTAATGTAGTATTTAATGGCTTATGTAACCATTTAAATTGTTTATATAGGTCCTGATACAAACGAGCATATAAATTAGAATAAAATAAATTTGTGCTAGCAATTTCAAAAATAATTAAGGCACATCTCTCTACATCTGAATCTTCAAACTCCTCCTCTAACTCACTTAAATTTAACCTAATTTTTTCTAATTGAGTAGTATAATTTTTATCCGATAATTTATTCATATTTAATCGTAGTGTATCTATTAACCCATTGATTTTATCCCTATTTACAATAATTTTACTTTTATACTTAAATTCAGGTCTTAACCGAAACTTACTGTCATTTATGATTATATCTATCTCTCGCAATAGTTTTAATACAGAATGGTCTAATGTATATTCATATGGTTGTTTAGATATTTGTTCTATATCATCAAGAGTATATATCATAGTCTATATTAATACATATGTTTATATATTTTAACTTAATATAGCGTAATAATATTTATATATTATTCTTATTATTAAATATGACATTTAAATTACCCATAGAATATAATCATAAAACTAAACCCATTTCTAAAAATATTCATCATGATATTAATCTATTAGGAAAACATAACTTGTATCAATATATTTTTAATCCTTCTACCAAAATTGGTAAACAATTATTACCAAAATGGAATGCCATGTATAGTTATGATGTTAAATTTTTACAAGACTCTCAAAAATTATATAAAACATTAGATTTAAAACCAGTTAGTAATTTAGATGAAATATATGATAAGTGGTCACAATTTAAAGACCAAGATAATTTCTTAATCACCTATAACTATGTTGATTGGGATATACTTAAATGGCTAAACGAACAGTCGCTTTTTTTACAACTTCTTAGTATAAATACCATCATCTCTCCATTATTAACTATTCTATTTCCATTAGTAATTTTATTTATTCCGTTTTTATTACTTAAATACCAAAGAATTCATATTACCTTTCAAAAATATTATGACATACTTAAAATGCTATTCAAGCGTCATCCGGTTGGCCAATTATTTACATTAGAAGCTAGTAATATTAAGCAGAAAGCATACGCTGTTGCTAGTATAGGTTTATTTTTATTTCAGATATATCAAAATGTTAAGTCTTGTATTACTTTTTATCAAAATATGAATTCTATATTTACAATGATAGACGTGCTTAAATGTTTCTTACAAAAAACTAATATATTACTAGAAACTTGTATAGATAAAATATCTAAATATCCTAGCCACCAATTATTCCAATCACGATTAGTGCGAGAAAAGGATAAGATTACGGATATACTTACGAAATTTAAAACAATTCATTACTCTAATTTTGGAGTGAAAGCAATGAATATGGGTGCAGGATTAAAACTATTTTATCAATTATATAATCATGGTGATTTAAAAGAAACGATAGATTATGCGATTGAGTTTAACGGATATTTAGACCATATTTCAAATTTACAAAAGAGTATTAAATTAGGTAAATTAAATACTTGTAAATTTAAAAAAAATAGTTATCTATTTAAAGAGGCTTATTATGCCCCTCTAGACCATAAAACTGCTGTTAAAAATAGTTATAACTTACGACATAATTATGTAATTACTGGACCTAACGCCGCAGGTAAAACAACCTTATTAAAAACGACCCTCTCTAATATATTAATTAGCCAGCAAATTGGATTTGGATTTTATAAAAAAGCAGTATTTTATCCATATACCTATCTACATAGTTATTTAAATATACCGGATACCGCAGACCGTGATAGTTTATTTCAAGCAGAAGCCAGGCGATGTAAGGAAATATTAGATATCGTTGATTCTAAAAAATCTACGGAAACAATATTTTGCATATTTGATGAATTGTATTCTGGTACAAATCCATACGAAGCAACAGCAAGTGCAGAATCATTTTTAAATTATCTATCGTATAAAGATAATGTATCTTATATGATTACAACTCATTACGTAGATTTATGTAAAAAATTAGAAAATGATAAGACTAAAAACTTTTCCATGAAAATTAATAAAAAAGATTCAGGTATAGAATATACATATCAATTAAAAAAAGGTATTAGTCAAATAAAAGGAGGGATTCATGTATTAGAACAACTTAATTATCCTAAAAAGATTGTGAATTCTACTAAGGATTTATTATTAAATTCGTTTAGTAAATATTAATATAATCTATTGTCTATTTAATGTTTGGATTAGAAGGTAGTGGTTTTATTATTAGTATAAGTTTAACATTTCTTTTGGTAGGTTTAGTCGTCTATTTAATGAAACGACAAATGCGTGGACTTGAACAAAAATTCTGTTCTATATTTCAACTTAGCCAAAATTTAGCTACATCCATTCAGCATATAAAAACCTCACAACAAGACCGTCGTAAAGAAGTACATGTAGATAATTATAGTGAAAGTGAAAATGATACAGACGACGAAGACAGCGATGAAGAGTGTTCTGGGGGAATTTGTCCTATTAATAAAATGTTTGAAAGTATTAAAGTCATTGATATTAATGACAAACAAGATAAACCTTTTAATTTTGAAAATAACGCCTTAGAACAGTTATTAAATCCCTCATGTATAGAAGAAATAAATGATTGCGAAGATGAAAGGGATGAGGATGAGGATGAGGATGATCAGGAGGAGGAGGCGGAAGATGAGGATGAGGAGGATGAGGATGAGGATGACGATGAAGAAGATGAGGATGATGATGAGGCGATTAATAATGAGGTAAAAAAGGATGATAATGATGTAAAGAAGGAGACGAAAGAGGTGGGTGTTAAGGCAGAGGTGAATGACATCCATACAAATAAACCAATTAGACCAGATAAACACCCTGATTATCATAAATTAAAAGTGCCAGAATTGAGAGACTTGATAGTTCAACAAAATATTTTATCTGAAAAAGAAGTCAAAACAATTAAAAAACTAGAATTGGTAGATTTACTAAAAAAAAATAATTAGTTATATTATGAATTGTGAGAGTGGAAGTAATAATCAATACTACGATTTTCCTCCAAATATGAATGATGGACGTAATTATGCTGAATGGCGCCCCGAAGCAGTTGTTGACGCTACTATTCGTGAGAAATATAATATTAAGACAAACTGGAATTATAGAAAATTTTTACAAAATAACAGTGATGATATTATTCAATCCAATCAATATCAAGCATGTGATGAATGTGGTCGATGTCCATATTATAATACTGGAAAAATACGTAATGTTCCCTATCTATTTAGGAACTTTGTAGATGATATCAAACCTTTTGGATATGAAACGAGCGACCTAAAAGACCTATATCTCTCTAGACAAGACCTTCAAGCTCGCTTATTTGTGCCGAACGCAGATCAAAGTTTATTATTACCATTTAAAAGGTCTAAATAATATATATTAATGATAGTATTAAGCTTTGATGTTGGTATCCGACATCTGGCTTATTTACTGATTAATTCTACGACAAATAAAATTATGTCTTGGAATAGCCTTGATATCTCTCAACCTACCACTTGTTGTCAATGTGAATCTTCTCCACAATATACCTTTAAAGAAAAGTTATATTGTAAACAACATATTAAACATAAAACGCCCATGACAAAACGCCTTATGGACCTACAAAAATCATCCATCACTAAACAATCTGAGTATTTAAAAAAAAAATCATCCACCAATACATTATTGGAAGACTATATAAAAGAAGAAGTCTATCATAAATTATCCACTAATGCCAATAAACTAAATTTAATTTACTTAGGGCGAAATATGACTCAACACTTTAACCGATTATTTAATCAACCAATAGACGTAGTCCTTATAGAAAATCAAATAGGTAAAATAGCTATCCGCATGAAATCTCTCCAAGGAATGATAGCTCAATATTTTATTCAAAAAAATGTGCCAACCATTGAATTTATTTCTTCCAAAAATAAACTCCATTTTATTAAACATAAAACTACCTATAAAGAACGCAAACAATTAGGTATTGATGAGATGAATCGTCGGCTTTCTGAACCGGGCTTATCTTCTTGGAGAGAATATTTTCAAAAACACCAAAAAAAAGATGACTTGGCCGATAGCTTTCTACAATACCAATACTATATTGATAATGTCTAATACGTAATACTTAAAAATTTATGTTCTAATTAATTCATAATGAAACCCATTGAATTAAATACTATTGATTTATCCGATAAAAAAGCTAGTTTAGGACCTGGTATTGAATTACTTATGAATGATAAAAAGAAAAGCCGTCCAAATAGTCCAGATATTAAAGTTGATGATTTAAATAAATTAGAAAAAGAACTCAATGATTTATCTAATCCCAAACCATCTTTAAAAGAAGCACAATCATCCATATTTAACACAAATAAATTACCTAGTGTTTCTCTTGATATTAAACCCTTAGGAAATACAGGAGGAAATCTGACGGATAAGCCTATTGAATTAAAACCTGAACCCAGTTCTAACCCCCTACCATCAATTAAAATAACCGCTCCAGTAGAAAATAAAACATGGGATGGATTTAATAAATTTAATGATATTCCTATCAATAAAATAGAAGAACCAAAACAAAAGCCACTCTCACAAGAGCAAACCCTTCGTGAAAAATTTGCTATGTTAAGAAAATTAGAGAGATTAGAACAAAAAGGGGTTCATCTCTCCAAGAAATACAATATGGAATCTTCCTTACTAGAAATGCAGGGGGAATATGAAACACATGTTTCTGAAAAAGAAAAAAGTAATGCCATTAAATTCCAGGGTAAAATGCTCATGGCTGCGGTGACCGGTTTAGAGTTTTTAAATAATAGGTTTGATCCATTTGACTTGAAATTAGATGGTTGGGGGGAACAGGTCAATGAAAATATAGATGATTATGATGAAATATTTGGAGAGCTTCATGAAAAATATAAATCCAAGGCTACTTTAGCCCCCGAATTAAAACTTCTCTTCCAATTAGGTGGTAGTGCTATTATGCTCCATATGACCAATACAATGTTTAAGTCGGCTATGCCGGGTATGGACGATATTATGCGACAAAATCCCGAATTGATGCAGCAGTTTACCCAAGCAGCAGTTAATCATATGGGTGAACATAAGCCAGAATTTGGAAATTTTATGAATGATGTCATACATGATGGTGCGCCCCCTCCACCACCAGTACGAACTCAAGGTCCCGGTGCTGTAAATCCACCACCACGCCGACCGGATATTGGATTTGCAAGGCAACCGGATATGAATCCAGGAATAGATATTCATAATAATAAGGCACCAGCAGACCCACCCTTAAGAACTAGCCGGACAGTCCGAGCCGATATGAAAGGACCGAGAGAAACGAAACGCCCAGGAAATATCAATGACCTTCTCTCCGGATTAAAAAGCAAAACAATTCAGGTTGAAAAACCTAAAAATGATAGCAGCACAGTGAGTATTTCAGAGTTAAAGGATTTAGAAAATTCTAATCCACCTAAAAAAAGCCGGCGGCGTTCGGATAAAAATACTGTCAGCTTAGATATTTAACTATACATCTCTCTGAAAAATAATCTTTAGTCAATATATAATGGGTAAAAAAGCAATGCGTTGGTTAGATGTTGTTAAAGAGGCTTCAAAAAAAGTCGCAAAAGGAACCGGTCTTAAAGCAATATTACCTATTGCTAAAAAAGAGTGGACATTAATTAAATCTGGAAAACATCCTACTAAAATGGTTGCGACTGGTCCTGCTCCTAAACGTAAAACCGGTAAACGACGTAAAAGTGGTAAACGTAAAACTCGTAAGACTCGTAAGCGTAAATCAAAACGTCATAGAAAGAAATAAGTAATTTTATATGAATCTAATATGAATCTAATATATGTTGAAATCATTACTACAAGCCCTCCCTGGTATTTGTTTTACCATAGCTGATTTAGCAGAATTAAATATTTTAATCGTATCAAAAAATGTTCAGGATTTTTCTCTAATGGCATATACAATTTTTATGTTTGTAAATTTAAATGGATTTATCTATACGAATAAATTATATGATATTAAAAGTATATCAGCATGGTTATTTCCTGCTTTCATTGAAATGATGATGATTTTAATTAGTCTATGGCGTAATAATCCTGCTATGTTTTATCCATCATTAGCAGGCAGTATATTATTTTATATAATTTATTTTTATATCATCTATACTGTGAAACTGCCTAGCAAATTATTTGGAATTATACCTTCAATATTAGCCCCTTTAGGAGAATTAGTCCAATTTTATAAAATTATTCACAATAAAGGATGTCATGGTGTATCTCAAATCTCTTGGATTTTACAATGTTTAGGAAATATAGGATTATTTTTCTTAATTGATAAAAATACATTTGAAAATTATCTGATTACTATTATTCCAGCATTATTTGATGGATTAATTGTTCTCTCATGTTTACAATTATAAAAACAACTAGCATCCAAAGAGGATAATTTATTATCCATAGACTGGTATGACTCCAATAATTCCAATCATATACTGGTGCTATCATCATACGGATAATATTATGTGGCGCAAAAACCCCATTACGTATCCATATATTACCCATCGTAGGGCTGAATTCTATATAGACTATATATACAGCTGTAGCTATAAGATAATTTATCATAATATATATTATATGAAAATAATCTATATTATAATTTATTTACTCATTTTATCATGTACTTATTTTTTTATAGATTATTTTTCTACTGAAAACATTTTTTTTATTAGAGATGAAAATGAAAATAAAATAACTTTTTGGGAAGCCATATATTTTACTATTATTACTCAAAGCACAATAGGATATGGAGACATTGTGCCTAAGTCGGTTATAACACGTCTACTTGTAACCGTTCAAGCCCTTAGCACAATTATATTAGTCATTTATATCTCTAAAAAATAAAATTGAATATTTATTTAGACATAGTATTATCTCAATGACAACATCTCAACTCAAAACAACCGTTTTCTTAGACGCCAGCTATTATATCTTCTATCGTTTTCACGCCCTTGTCCAATGGTGGCGGTTTGCCAAAAAAGACGAACCTTTAGGTATTCCCAGTGAAAACCCAGAATTTATCACTAAATTCAAAACTGTATTTATTGATAAATGTAGAGAGATACCCAAGAAACTTAAATGCAAAGATGCCGAAATCATCGTAGCCATAGACTGCCCTAGGGCTAACATTTGGCGAAATAAGTTATTTAGTCTGTTTGAACATTGTAGCGATATTTCAGAAGAAAACCTCCTCGCACAATTAAATAATCTGGACACGATTCAAGTAGAGACTGAAGATGTCCCGAACACTAGCACCTATAAAGGAGGGCGTAAACAAGACCCTATTATTAATGCAGGACCATTCTTTAAACTAGTCTATCAAGAAAATCTATTTCAACAAGCCGGAATAACTACAATATTAAGTCATCACGAATTAGAAGCTGATGATTGTATTGCTCTTGCTTTACGTCATTATACATCACTAAACCAGTCCTCACCAGATTATTCATCATCTACCACCCAACAATATATCATCATTGCCAATGACCATGATTATTTGCAGTTGGTCTCTCCAACGATTCGCTTAATTAATTTAAAATATAGAGAGATTCCTTGTGAAAATCCTGAAGCTGCGCTGTTTATGAAATGCGTTCAAGGAGATAAAAGTGATAATATTAAGGGGATTTTTAAACGTTGTGGTAAAAAAACCGCCCAAGCCTACTATGAAGACAAAGACAGGTTACATCAACAATTTCAAAAAGAACCTGGGAGTTACCATCGGTTCTTAATCAATCAACGCATGATTAACTTCAAGTGGATTCCCGAGAGACTAGTCCAGGAATTTTATACCGCCCATAATTAAATGTTTTATAATATAATTGAAGCGAATGAGATATTATATTTTTAAATTTTTACAATTAATTTATTTATATCGCCAGCTTGAATAACAGTAATGTTTAACTATAGAAGAGTCAAATAATAATATGTTATAATTAGATTTAGATTTATGATATATTGTAGTAATTACATCTGGTCCACATGTCCATAATATATCTGTTTGTGACAAATTTGTATTTTTTTCAATAATTAATATTTGTTCTAATCTATTAATACATTCATTTATAACTTCTTTTAAAAAAGGATGTTTTTTTATTGATGTTCCAAAAAAATAATTAGAAATTCTTAATACATTTTCTGGATTTTTACATTCCCTAGAACCTAATTCATTAACTGATTTACATATTTTTTCTGTAAATAAAAACATATCACAATTTTGAGAATTAGGTGGAATTTTAAGACTTTTTACAATAAAAGCGTCTACATCTGAATAGAAGCCTCCATTATAATATATATATAATAACCGACCAAAATCAGCTTTAACAACCCAATGTGGTATTAAATTATATAAATTTATTAATTTATCACTTATATCATTATTATTAATTAAAGATTCAATTATTACTGGATTAATTATTTGATGATTTTTTATATATTTTTTATTATTTACTATAACATTCATGGGTATTTTTTTATTTTCATTTGGTTTAAAATTCCACATATATATAATATTATCCATATGTATAAATTATATAAATATATTTTTATAGGATTTTTAAACTCATCAACGTTGATAATTTTATTTTTGAGAGATAAATATTTATCTAAATTTGTGTCATAAATATTATTTATTTTTTCTAGATCTTCAAGAATATTATCTTTTACATGTATATTTTTTTAATTTCATTCAATATATTTTTATTATCTAAAAATTCTTTAAAAATCTCTCTTTCTTCAAAAAATAGTACAGGTTTTATTTGTTTTTAACCCGTCAGACATTTAAAATGTCTGACGGGTTAAATGACATAATAAAAATCACTCAGAACCTAAGTTAGAAGAATTTACAATAGCGTTTTGTCCGTTGATTAGGTGTTTTTACCCATGTTTTACAACGCTTACTCTTATTTCTCCGTAGCGCGGCTGTTTCCCAGGGCTTTAATGTCTTGGGAACCGAACGATACCCCCATTTATAATATCTATCTGCTTTTTTTGTGGTCCATGGTTTTTTATGTGGTTGTGTGTGTTCGGTAACGTTATTATGTGCTGCTACGAAAAAATCCATCATTGTTGTTCTTGATTTTGTTATATGAGATAATGTCTCCGAGGGATTCTTCTTTGGTGTATATTCTTTTTCTATAAATTGCTTTAAATGATAGCCACAATTACTACACGGTAACATCCAGGGGAGCGCCCTGATGAATTGTTTTGCCCTTAAACGCATAGTTTTATTCGGATGAGGAGGATAATTATGAGCCATTAAATGTAATGCAGTCCATATATATGGACCAAAAATCGGCTGTTCATAAGAACGAAGACGCTTCCCTTGTTTACTGGTTTTTTTATGCGAACCAAATGTAGCAAATTCTTTCATATATTTATGAGAGATTTTTATAATACCTTTATCTATATATATGTTAAGTCTACATAATATTAAATAGTTCGTATAAGTTCTTTAATTAAGACAATCTAAACATCTATCTTCACATGCATCTTCATCATATGTTAATGTATTTTTACATGTTTCACAGATAAATATAGGAATATCATCACATAAATTATTAAAATATTCAACTATTATATTAAATAGTAAATTGCTCATTCTTTCCGGTTCAAGATCAAGGATTGTGGAAAGATTACCATATGTAATTGCTATAAATCCATTAAAACAAGTTCTAATGTTACCAATTATATTATTTGAATTAAAATAACTCCATTCTTTATATTTATGTTTTGTTATTAAATTTAATGCTTCATTTATATAAGTCGGTAAATGAACCCATTGCCTAGAAGTAATTCCTTGATACTCCATGTGTTCGTATTCAAAATCATTATCTGTTATATAATCTTTTAATCCAGTTTTTATTAGTTCATGCGCTTTATTATTTATAGTTTCCCATTCTAATTTGGAATATTTAATTTTAGGATATTCATAAAAAATAGACCGGTTTTTTAAAGCAGTTGTTTCTTTTTTTAGATTAGAAATTTCTTTATTATATAATATTTGTGAACAGGCAATTAAGTTAGCCATAATAATATTAATCGTTTTATATATTTAATATCATATAGTTTCTATAAAATTGAACCCAAATTTTGGATAACTTATCCTATAACAATGACCCCCCTACATCTACCTAATCATTTAACCGTGCAGGTCTCTACTCATGAGAGAACTGATAATATTGAATTTAATTTTCAATGGAATAAACCCGCACATCGTCTTCCTTTTCCAGAAGATATCCAGGACAGTATGGAAGAAGTTGTGGTTCATAAAAACCATCTTACTCTTTATCTGGCTAAAGTTATTCATCTTTCAAAACCTAATCGCGAACAAATTCTTTCTAAACTACAAACAAATTGTACAATGCAAAATGATAACCTAGAAAAAGTGTGTGGACCCACTCCTCCTGAAAATTATCGCATATATCTACAGGATGGATGCGTATTAGTCTCCAATAAAAAGAGAGATATTCACCTTGCACTCATTGAAACC